TCCATAAGTGGATGTTCTGCACCTTCGGCAACTTTACTGTTGTATGTTTGGTATACACCACTAATCAATTCAATCATTTGTTGTCGTCGTTGTTCTTGCTCTTTACGTCTGTTGGCTTGATCTATTATTTTCTGTTGTTCGGCAAGTGATTCTTTAGCGTTAATGTTTCCATTAGCGGCAAGTTCTTGCAATATGTTTTGTTGGTTCTCTGCTGCTGCAATTTCTTTGTCAATCTGTGCAATCTTTCTATTTGATTGTTCGATAAAATAGTCCGCCGTATATTTCGCCCAAGAATTACGTATTTCAGCTTGTTTTTGTAGGTCTTTTGTTTCCTCTTTTTGTAGGTTCATTATTTTTAACTGCGCTTCTTTACGCAATCTTTCTTGTTCATTTACATCGTCTGTTTGAGCAAGTTGAAGTTTTAATTGTTCTTCGATTTGTTTTTTACGGGCATCAAATAAAGCCTTTTCAGCCGCTTGAATTTGCTTTGTATTGCCAGTATTTTGCGCTCTTTTTAAAGCAATTTCTGCCTCTATTACTGCAAGGTCTGCAATTTGTACCGCGCGTTCTTCATCCAATATCATCATTTTTTCAACTTCTTTTGGATCAAGTGCTTTTCTTTCGATATTCAACAATTCAAGTCGCGCTTGAGTTGCTTTTCTAAATGCCGCAGTTAATGTATCTAAATCGATTTTCTCTTCTTTAGCGGCTTTCTTTTTCTTTTCTGATGACTTTGTAACCTTCTGATCATATTCACTGCGTATTTTATTTTCGTTTTCCAATACTTCAGCGCTTTTTAATAGTGACATTGCCAACTTTTCAAGTTCGTTTGCGTTTTGATTTGCTCTATATCCGGATTCTTTTAGTCCTTTAGATAATCCATTGGTAATGCTTAAAAAGTCGTCACTTTCAATTTTAGCCGCTTTAGATGCGGTTCTGTGTGCCATTAACGCTTTTACTCGTTCTTCCGCTACCTTTTGGAATATGGCATCCGCTTGCGCACGTAAGGATGTCGCTTGAACATATGCGGCAGTCTTTTCAGCGTATAGTTTTTCCGCTTCGTTTAGATTCTTTGCCGTTCCGAATGTATCACCAAGCACTGTATTGTATTTGTCAAGTGCTTCTTCTTTGCTTATTACACCCTGACGGGCTAACTCAAACGATGCTTTTACCTCTGTTGTTTCTTTGATTACATTCTTGGCGGCATCCGCATACGCTCCCATCGTTTCGTTTAAGACTTTGTTCTTCATAGAAACACGGTCGAACAACGCTGCTATCTTATCGAAATTTGCAATCAACGCTATTATTGCCGTTGCGATTAATGCGACCGGTAACGCTTTCATTGTTAATTGCATTTTACCCGTTGCCGCATCTACTTTATTTGTTGCTACTTCTTGTTGAGTTAACGCCGCAGTTTGTGCTTCTGTTGCTACAACGTCAGCATCTTTGACGACAACCAAAATTCCGAGTTTTTGTGCTGCAGCAATGAACCCCGCTTTAATCTCTGTCATCATATCACCCAAACCACCGAGTGTACGCATTGCATCCGCTAACCCCGCAAGTGCTTGAAGTCGAACCATTGCTTTCATTAGGTTTTCATTCTCAACACCCATTAAAACCATTGCGCTCTCGATACCTTGAAACGCGGCGATGCCAACCTGACCAACGTTAGCCATTGCACCCGCAAAATTTTCAAGTCCAGTACCCGCAGTTGCTTTGATTACGCCCTGAGTGTCTTGCATACGGTCGCGTAGTTCACCGGCTCTTTGCGCCATTTGGTTAAATCTCGGATCGGACTCGTCTAAGTTGGCTAATTCTTGCGTTAACTTTCTTAATTCGGTACGTAATGACATCGTCGCGCCTTCGTAATTACCTACGTTGCGTTGGTGTTGTCCGACTGTTGCATCAACTTTTTTTAGTTTGGTGTCTAAATCAGTGATTTCAGATATCAATTTCTGCGCTTCTGCCGTGTTTTCTTTGTTCTGAAATGCTAAGTCTTTATAAGCACGTCGAAGTTCGTTTAAACGCTTTGATTGTTGCGCGTAAATGCTTTCTTGTTGTTGTGCTTGTTTGAGTTCTTTATCCTTTGCGCGTTGTTCTTTTTCGGCAAGTGTTAACGCTTCTTTCTTTACTCGGATTTCTTCTTTTTCCGCTTGTGCCGCTAACTTGCGCAATCGTTCTTGTTCTTGGTCTATTTTAATCGTCTTTTCCTTGACGTCGTTTGCTTTGTTTGTAGCCGTAATTAGTTCGTTGATGCCTTTGGTATCACCCATTGAAGCACCGCCGATAGTCTTTTTTAGGTCGTCAGCAGTTCCGGCAAGTTCTTTTTTAAACTTTCCAAGCGTTGCAATTGCTTGTTCTGCGCTTTCTCTTATGCCTTTGAAAATATCTTCACTCTCAAAAACGTCAGTTGCCTTTATTTGCTTTGCCATATTCCTTCAATAAATTAAAATACTCTCGTGCCGTTATCGTTTTCGGGTTGATCCATTGACCAATCCATTTGCTTATATGTATTAATGACTGTTCAATCGTCATTCCGTTACCACCGTTTGCCATCATTGAATTCAGTTTTGAGGATTCAATTTCGGCTTCTGTTAATTTAAACCGGTCACCCGTCAATACGTAATCCAATTCAATTAATGCTTTGCGTTTCATTGCTTCAAGCATTTTTCTATACATTTCACTAAGTCCGAACTCCTCTATATATGAATCATATATCAAAGTCCAGTAGTGTTCGTCTTTTTCTTGCGTTCCGTTGTTTCCTTTTCTGACAAATTCGAGTTTTCCTTCCGAACATTTAATCCAATTGTGTAACGGCAATTCATCAATATTCAGATAGTAATCGTCCGTATTCAACTTGGAATCTTGTGACGAGTTCGTCCGCAAGTTTCGCTTTACTTTCGTCAGTAAGTCCAATAATTTCGTAACCATATTCCGCGAATAGGTCTGTTGTTTGTCCAAATTCATCTGTCTTTAATCCGTCTCCGTCTATTTCTATGGAATCTGGAAGCACTGATATAACAAGTGAGTTGTAAAAATCGCCCGTGTCGTTCAATGTATACGGTGATCCTTCTGCTTTTTCAGGGTTGAGTATCTCGGTATATCTTGAATACGTACCGATAATTTGCCCTAATTCGTCAACTCCTTCTGCATATAACTGCTCCCATCGAATCCAATCAAGTATTTCTTCTTTGAATTGTTCGTCTTTGAATACCTCTTGCCATACATCCTCAAACGTAATGCTTTGCACTTTTTTGATTACATCGCCAAGAACTGTATCCATCAAATCAAACATATACAAAATTAAGCAAAAAAAGGGGTGATTTTACCCACCCCTCTTTAGTTCAAGTCAATTTGAATTACTCATCAACCTTTGGTTTTTTATTCGCTTTCTTTTTGGTCTTTCCGTTCACTTGCTCAAACGCATATTTTACTACGTTTTGTGGCATATTTGCGAACGTTTCGTATGCTTCAGATAGGCTTACTTCCGCAAGTATCTGTTTATTCAAGCTATACCGACCGACTGTTACGAAATCCATACCTCAGAATTATGCAGCAACGAATGAAGCCTCACCGTCGTAACCTAATTTGATTACGCTAATAACGATGTCATCACCGGTTGTTGCAGTGAATGCAAATGTATACGTTCCGTCTGGACCTTCAAGAACAGAAGTTAAAGAAGCTGGCGCACCGTTGATTGTGATTGAGAAATCTGCTGGTAAAGCACCAATAAATTTAATTGGACTTAATGCAGTTCCGTAATCAAGTGCCAAGTCAGCAACTAACTGACCAGCAGTGATAACTTTGTTGTTAAAGTTTACATCAATCAATCCAGTAAGGTCGTTGAAGTTAACACCCGCCTCTGTTGGTGTAATCATATACATTGTTCCTTCGTCGAATAGACGGTCGAAATCAAATGCAACCATAATCTTAGAAGTGGTTGAATCTGTTGCGAACATATACTTCGGATCAAAAGAAGGGTTATCAACCGGAATTGGATATAATCCGTCATTTTGTTTTGAACCAACCAAGTTACCGTTAACGTCTACAATGTATACACCGAAATCAACACATCTGTTATTTTGCAATTTGCTCAACAATGTAGGTGATGAATCCTCTGCCCATAGTTCACCTGAGAATGAACGCTTACCTTGACGCAAGAAAACCATTCGACCTGAAGATGCTTCTTCGAATTGGCTATCTGCCTTAGGTAGTTCAACGTTCTCAAAGTTTGGTAAAGGGAACCATCTTTTTGATGCATCCGCTTCGTTGATTAGATCGCTCCACGTTGGTAATGGTGAAGTCAAATCTAAATAGTTTGCAGTTCCATCGTTAGCGTACAAAGGAACCATTATTAATTTACTCGTTACTGACTGAATCGGTAGACAGTTCGGTCTTCCCGTGTTTGCTAAGCCAGCGTTACAATTACATCCTAACATCTTATTTTGTTATTTAGTTTGTTTAACATTTACAATTTTCTTTGAATTTCGTGAGTGTTATGCGTAGTTCAACCCCACTTAAATTTGCATCTAAAACATTTTGAAACATTCCATTCTCACGTTCAACTCCGAAGCGTGAAAATGTAACAATGTCGTATTGGTCAATGGTCTGAAAATTTCTATTGTTTTCTATTTGTTTGATAAACTCAAGTGCTAACCGTTCCATTGGAAATACGACGTTCTCTCTGTGGTCTGACGTATAGTATTGTGTCGCGTTTGTTTCGTCAAGAAAAAACATTCTCAAGTCGCTTTCAAACTCAATTACACTATCACGCCCGTACTTACGTAATCGAATCACCTCAAGTAACCAAGCCAACGGTGTCTTTTTCATTAGGCTTTTTTCGGCTTTTGACCATTCCGCGTTAGTGGCTAATTTAGTACCAGTAATCCAAAATGGAGTAGGCAAATAAAGAATGTCAGTCGGTTCGTTTGTGTGACCTATTGGCGACAATGTTATTGATATGTCAACCTCTACTTTCGTAATTTGGTATTGATTTACTGACTGATCAAAGACGATTTTACCAACCCGCGCCCACTTTGTATCGCAAGTATAAAAAGTCGAAGCGTTACTATCATATTCGCCGTGTATTTCGCCGTTAACCTGACTAACCAATTGACCTACTATGTTAGTTATCTCTTGTGTCATAACCAGTATGCCATTTGTTTACGTACACCGTTCCACTTCTTGAAATCGCCTTTGCTTACTTTGACAATTAATAACTTTGCGTTAAACGTTCCGCCTGGGATTTCAACTTCATCACCAGCTTGGTAATTCTGTCCCGTGTCAACAACTTCTAAATCAATTATTGATCCCATATCAGTGAAATAATTCAGTGAAAAACCCGTTCCCGAACCACCAATTACTGTTGCAGTTATATTTGAACCAGTATAACCGTTACCGAAATTCAATACAGAATAGTTTAATACCTCTCCAATTTCCAAGTCATTGTTGGTACAGATATACCATTGAATTGCGCGATAAGTTCTTAACGCTTCCCAGTAACGCGTGTACATCATATTGTACAGACTTGTTGCCGTTAGACTGTTTTCGTTCTGTGGGATTACTTGTCCGTTAATCGTCATTTGGTTGGCAGTATCTTTGATGTACTCGAAGTATATAAAGCCTTTGAGCATTTCAAGTATACCCTGAGAAATAACTATACCGTGATTGACCGCATCCTCGTGAAATGGATTAAAGATTGCTTGAAAATTAGGCGACTCAGGATAGTTGTTTACGTCTAAATCATCAATGAATTCGTCGTACAATTTAGCACCAAGTAACTCTAATAAATAGCGTTCCTCGTATATTTGGATGTACTCCAAAATCTTTGCTTGGTCATACATTCCCGTATGCAACTCGTATTTACCTTCGAAATCGTCTATTCCTAAAAACATCCTTAATTCACTTTTTTAGTTTACCAAACTTTTGTTGCAAAAATAGTTTAAGCATTGCTCCGGTGATTTTCCACACAGTACCTTTAGGTAGGTGTTTCGATTTTCCGTTGCTCTCGAACTCATAGAAATCGTTGTCGTTTACATCAACGTCAAGGCTTATTCCCTCTTCGTTTTTGATAAACTTCGCATCCACTTTCGGCGTGTCCAATGTGATTTCTATATCGCCGTCCTCTTCGCGCTTGAATGTGATGTCAACATTCTTTGTGTCGAGCGTTACGTCTATTTTCTTTTTTCGTTTCTTACGTTCCATTGTGCAAGTTTAAGAGGGGTGAACATTACATCCACCCCGTTAATTCATTTATGGCAAATCGATTGCAGCGATTGCAGTTGCAACATCACCAGCAACGAAAGCGTTTACTTGGTTGTTTTTAACGTAGTGACACAAACGCATCTCAGCAAGGATAGTAACCATATTTCGTTGGAAATCGTCGTTTACGTAACCAACTTGTAGGCTCATATTCTCACGGATTCTCACGTTTGACTTGCTCATATCACCTACCAAGAATGTTCCAGGTGCGATGTTAGTTGAAGTCACAACGATAAGTCCAGCAACACGCATATTCATATCCCAGAATGCTGGGTAAGTGTACTCACCGCTTTGTGTTTTAGTCAATTCAATTTTAGCCGCATCTTCAGGGTTCAACAATACGTGTGTTGGCTCAAAGTTAGCCGCTTGTATTTGTGCTTTAGCAACTCGGATAACATCGGAAATGTTAGCACTTGGAATTGATGCAGCAAATGTACCCGCAGCGAATGTTTGTGCGAATGATAATAAACCGTCAAGGTCAAGACCACCAGTACCGTTAATCAAAGAGAATTCAATTGCTTGGTCAAGTCCAGCCATCAAATCAGAGTTGATTTCAGAACGAACGAAAGCAAGATCTGCTAACATTTCTTTAGAAACCTTCACAGTTGAAGCAACTTTCTTAACCTCAACAGATACCTCTAAATACGCTGGGTTCGATTGTGCTTTAGTACCCGCTTCGTTAGTCCAGTCAGGTGTTGTATTTGCATCTTGAGAGATGTATACAACGTACTTTGAACCAGTTGTACCAGTGTTAACAACGTTACGTACTTTGATAACCGGACGTTGGATGTTATCAACTCCGCTCTCAAGTGTAGACAATGCAATATTACCGTCGTAATCAGCGTCAATTGTAGTATCGCCTTTCACTTCTAATTGCAACATTCCACCTTTAGCAGCCGTTTCTTTGATTTTTTCGATGTTTGAAACATACGCGTTAGTGATTGCTTCCGCAAGGTTTTTAGGTACGAATTTGTGATCAACCGCTTTTTCAGCCATTGCTTCCAATCGTCCTTCCATTCTTGCGATTGCTTTCTCAATTTCTTGGCTCTTTACTTCCAAATTTTTGTACCCTTCAAGGTCACTTTTTAGTCCTTCTACTTCGCTCTTTGTAGCAGACGTGGACATTTTTTCATCAATCAAGCCGTTGATCTTTTCAACAACTTGCTCAGGAGTTAAATTTTCCATTTGTTTGTTTGTTTACTTTAAATTATTTACTACTCTATTCCAATCAAATGCCTCTATTACTTTAACCGGCTCGCATACATCCGAATGCTTCAGGTCAAGCGGTTCGTGTTTTGCAAGTGTCAGCAACTTGGCATTCAAAAATTTTAACTTCATTTCCAATTCGTACAGTCGTTCATCTGTACCTTTTCCGTTGGTTAGTCCTTTAATGACCGCTTCAACTTCTTGTGCAATTTTATCAGCATATTCAACGCGATTTTCGGACTTCATTACGTCAACAACCTCTGTTAAATCGTTTGCTCCGAACGTTACCGCACTACCTTCATATAATTTCACCTCAGATACCATCCAATACCCACCATTTGCAGCGTTTGAATCGTCAATCCAACGTAATTTGTCTTGTATGTATTGGAATCCGATTGAATGCTCGCGGATAATACCGTCTTCATAGTCCAACCAAGCGTCCTCTCCGTCAGATGAACGCCCTAATTGACCAATTGCGAATAGTCCTTTGTCGTCCTCTTCGAGTTTCAACCATTTACCGATTTGCTTGTCCCATTCGTGGTGTCTTAAATAGGCAATTTTACGGTTTGATTCGCTTTCAGGACCACGTTCTTGTATTGATTTGGCAAACGCGCCCTTCTTAATCATATCGTTATCAGCATCTATGTTATCAAACCGTGACAAATAGACCGCGACTTGACGTTTTTCGCTATCCATATCCTTTATGTCAGACGATGCTTTGATTCTATATAGGTTATAATCCTTCATTTGGTAATATTTGTGTCGTTGTAATCATTGAATTAGCCGTTGCGGCATCGTAACCGTAGTAATTTACAAGGATGTTAACCGCCGTTGTTCGGTCAAGTCCACCAGTAACCGCCGTGTTGAGTTCGATAATACCACTTAAACCGCCTACCGTACCTTTCAATTCCGTTTGTGCTTGAGCAAGTGCAGCCGCTTTGGCATCTGTTGCGTTTTGTTGTTGCAACTCATAACCGAAATCCATTGCGTACTGCTCGGTAGTTATTACACCGTCGCGCAATAGAATGTTGTACGTTTCAGCTCTGGTCTTGTCTGCTGCCGCTTTAGTTTGCTCGTCGTCTTGTAGTACCGGAAGGTGTGAGAAGTCCGCTTTGATGTAATATCCGTCTTTTGCAAGTCCTAACTGATGCGCCATTGTGTCGTACATCTGTTGCGTTTCAGGAATAATTGTATCTGTATATACCATTCGAATCGAATCGCGAACGTTACTAAACGTCGAACCGCTTTCGCTTGAGAATAGGTTATAATTCAATCCGTATGCATCAATAATGGCTAACTTGTCAGCCGTTAGTTCTTCGAATAAAAGCAAGTCACGTGTCGGGTAAGACATTGGAGTCCAATTAACTTGGCTTTCAGTGATCAATAACTCGTCTTTTGAACGGTTGTACCAATCTTTTTGGATGGCAGTTTTTTCTTCCGGTGTCATTGGAATTGCACCGCCCAAGTCACTTTTTTGCGCTGATAATATACCTATTGCACCGATGTTTTCAAGTAATACGTTACGCTTATGGTAACTCGCTTTGATGTTTGACAATGGATATTTCAATGAATCAATGCGCGATGTCGGTTTGATTAAGTTCATTCCATCCGTAGTAGTCAGGTAAACCATATCTTGAATCTCAACTATTTCAAGTTGGTCGTCATCATAACGGAATTTAAAGCGTGTAATCATTCCGCCCTCATCCATTTGTTTGAGCATCTTGCCTGACGTATCTATTTGTATACGGTTAGACGGTAATGGAACGAATAGATTGCGTATATCAAACGATCTTTTAGGACAGTAACCGAACGCATTTGAGTAAAGCGCATCGTTTACAGATAATGAGTAAACGACGTCCGCCCAACTTTGAACTGGATTCGGTGACTTAACCATATCAAGAAACCAATGTTGCTCGACAACGTTACCGTCTTTATCGTATAGGATTGGAACGTTTGACGACATCATCGAAGCGCGTTTGTCTATTACTGCGCGTAACTCGGGAATATCCAAGAAGTGCTGCCAAGCGTTGTTCGTGTCTATCCAAACTGCATTTTTTACACCCCACAATTGATTAGATACCGGAAATATTCGGTTCCATTGGTTTATGTATCTGTCTTGTCGGGTTGGATCAACGCCGAAAAATGATTCCCAAAAATTTAATTCCATCCCATCATATGATTAGATTTTAAACAAAATTACGATAAATTTTTAAACATTGATTGTATGAACAATGATAATCCCGCTAAACAATCCGGAGCATCGTCGTGTTTGTTCTTGCCTTCCTTACTAAATGTGAGCATATTTTGTATGAACGTTTGGCATTGTTGATCGTCTTTTGATACGAATTGAACGCGTGACGTTATGAACGCCGACTGCATAATAATACGTGTCATCTTGTTAACCGTGTTTGCAACCTGAAGCACCTTACTCTTTGTCAACGTCTGCAATTGCCTTGCGAACATTGCACCCATATTGTTGGATTCAACCCGTACATACGACACGTTCCATTTGTTTAGGATTGCGGCGCACATTGGAATAGTAATATCGGTGTTATCTCGTGTAAAGACATAGTCTACTATGTATACTTGATTCTTTACGATTGCAGCAACTGCCATTGCAGTGTAATCCATTCCCGTATCGCTTACATCTATGTATGCAATAGTACCCTCAATTGGGTTCGTCTTTATGAAGTCCTCAAACTCGCTTTCCTCTATGCGCTGATAAGACGAGAATAAACGCCCTTCGATGTCTATTGGTTGTTGTTGGTATTCCGCTAACCAAATTTCCTTTGCCGTGCGTTTACGCGTTTGGTGATATTCGTCTGTTGTCATTACGGCTTCACAAAACGATTGGTCGTTCTCATCTAATGCCGCTACAATAATTGACTTGTCGTATATTGTTTCTTCTATTCCCCTTCCAATAATGTCTTTAAGTGACCAACGCGTACCGATGTCTATACGCGCGCATCCTGACTCAAAGCGTGAGTCGTGTGTTGATTCCTTCCATTGGATAATACGATCATTTACCGTATCGCTTAATGCATCCTCAATACCTCTGTAAAGGTCATCCGTGATTGCAACGTTTGAAGCACCGAATCCGATAATCGTTCCGCCTACACCCGCACCGAAATAACCTACTTGTTTACTCTTATTGGTATTCCAACCGTTCAAGTTTGCTTTGTCATCAGATATGCTTACTTCAGGGAATACGCGTTTAAAGCGTTCGTCTTTTAGAATGGCGCGTACATCGTAACTGAATTTAAGGTATAGTGTAGCAGTACACGCGTTTCGCATTACTGATTTATCCGGATTACGTCCTAACGTCCAAGCACAAAACAATGATGTTATATAAGACTTACCCGCTCGGGGTGGCATTGATACGCTTAGACTCTTTATTTTCTTGTCTTCAACCTCTTGAAAAGCATTGCAAATGTCCTTAACAAAAGGGCGCGTACGTACAAAATCAAAATCATAGTACCTACAAAAATGAAAGAAACTCCTTCTTGCGAGTTCTTGCCGAAGTAATTCTTTAGCCGCTTCCTTATGCTCATTGCTCATCATCTTTGAGTAGGTTAACTATATCGTCTGTGGATAGTTCGGAAAGGTCTACGGTTGTATGCTTCTGTTTGGTTTCCATATATGACGTTGCCAAGCGTTTGCGATCCTCATCACTTGCTACCAATTTCATCAGTGCGACCTGAAGTGTTGCGTTGTCCGAGTTTTTCCACTTGATGCGTAATTCATTAGCGGTTGACGTCTTGATTCGCTCCATTGAATCTTTTATACTGTCAAACTTGTCAAGTCCGTGATTATAGAATGATTGTCGTGATATAGGCAAGAATGATGCTAACTCCTTTATACTAATGATTTGATGCTTTTCTATTAGTTCAATAGACATTTGCTCAAGTTCTTGTGTTGTGTATTGTTTCATTCCTCGGGGTTTAATCTCTCAAATGCCGTGTTTTCGTATATCCACCAACGAACCCAATCTTTACTTCTTAACTGTATTCGTCTTTTTCTGTGTAGTGGATCGTTTATTCTTGTTCTGTTCATTCTATGTCCATTAATAAAATAGGTTCACTGTTTCCTCTATACTGTCCTTTGAACGCTTGGTTTACGAAGTCTATTGCATCGTAATACTCAAGGTGTTCGTCTTTTTGTAGCACTTTGACAATTTTACTAACCGAGTAAACGATTTGTCCCGTGTTCAGGTCATAACCGATAATGCACTTATCGTATTGTTCACCGAAAACACGGTCGTGTTGACTATGCAAAAATTCCGAGTACATAGGTAATTACGTTGTATATACCGATTGAAGCCCAAAATGCCACTACTCTTATTCCTGAGTTGGTCATTTGCTTATTGTCGGTAAACCATTTGTGTATTGCCTTTTGCTCTATGTGTGGCAATAGGAATAACAGTAACTTGTCGTTATAGTATAATGCCGCGAATACTGGTATTAATAGCAGTCCTAACGTTATTTTCAGTTTCTCTTTCATTTGTTCGTGTTTTGGTTAAAGAACGAGCGGGGAAAAACTATACCTAACTATCTAACTGACCATTCAACTGAATAAAAACCCCGCTCGTCAACCTAAAAATTAATACTATGCTCTACAAAAA